AATAGATACAATTAACACCACAATCGCAGGATTATCTGGTGGTGGTGGCGGGGATTTATCTGGATACCAAACGCTAATTTCGGATAGTAACCAAATTCAAATTAGCAATGTTAATGGTTTATCAACTTCGTTGGCGGGAAAACAGGCAACACTAACAAATGGTTCAGTAAGCGACAGCATGTTGGCTTCTACCTTTGTGAAAACAAGCACAGATTTTACAAGTGGTTCTATTACACTGGGTTCAGGTAAGACTATTTCAGGTGTTTCCGCAACAACAATGGGGTATCTGGACGCAACAAGTAGCATACAGACGCAAATTAATTCCAAACAGGCTACTCTAACAAATGGTTCAGTAAGCGACAGTATGTTGGCTTCCACCTTTGTGAAACCAAATACAGCACCTACACTTACTGGTTCAAATTTTTCGGGAATACCAACATCAGCAATTATTAATTATTCGGGTACAGTTGTTGAAACTATTTCAGGAACAACCGCACTTAACCCCACTGCAAATGTAAGTATCATAACTGGGTCAACCCATTCCTTAGCGCTTAGTTCAACACCAGGAATGACCAAAACTATTATTAATAATAATCCAAACGCATTCGCACCAATACTAACAACCTCATCCATATCTGGAGGTAATACTTTTCGTGCATTATGTTATGACGCTGTGTTGAACAGGATGTATGTTGGTGGAAATTTTACGGGATTAAACGGCATATCAACCCTAAATATGATTTGTTATTATGATTTTGCAACATCTGCTTTTTTACCATTAGGAACGGGAGTTATTACAGGAACCGATGTGTATGATATTAAAATAGATGGAAATCGTGTTTATGTCACAGGAGGATTTACTTTAATTAATGGGGTCTCTAACACAGTTAGAATAGCATATTGGGACACATCTAATTCAAGCTGGAATGCAATGGGAACTGGATTAAGCAGTGGTAATGGACACAGAATGTTAATTACAGGCGGAAATTTGTATGTAACTGGCTCGTTCGCTCTTGCTGGTGGTGTTGCTAATACAGTGAAAATCGCTAGGTGGAATATTGCAAGTTCTACTTGGAATGCTTTAGGAACTGGAATTACTACTGGTTCAAATACTTATGACGCAGTTATGATGGGGTCTAACCTTTGGGTCTGTGGTAATTTTACATCGGCAGGTGGTGCGTCCAATTCGGCATATCTCGCTTATTGGAACACATCAAATTCATCTTGGAATGGATATGGAACAAATCAATACAGCAATTCAATAAATACAATCATTGCAATATCACCCACCACTCTTGTAGTCTGTGGGATATATTTACAGTATGGGAGTGTGAATAGTTTTTATTCAACATTGTTCAATGTTTCAACTAACACATCAACAAAATATGGTGTAGGAATGCCTATACCAACTAAGACGTATATTGATAATGACGGCATTTTGTGGTTGTTGGGACAAGGTAACTTGTCTAGTCCCCAACCAGAAAATGTTGATGCATATTATGGTGGTTCTGCTAGTTATTCTATTAATGGTCTTGTTTGGTTTAACACAGTAACAAACAATTGGGTTCCAACTATGGGGACACCAGGTACATTTAACGTAATGGAAGCGGTTGGAACATCAGGTGTTTATTGGTGTGCAGGTCAATTTAACGCTTTGGATAATAATCATTTCCCTGGATTTGCTGGATTAATGATTTTTACAAAAAATAATGTGTCTACTGTAACCACCAGTGCTTTGGTAAGTAATGGGTTTACAAATAGAACTAACTTGAAAATGTATTATAAAGGACAATCAGTGATGCTCACAAATGCGGACAACAGCAGTTGGATATTGACAAATAATTCATATTTGGGAACAAATACACCAACCATTTACTTGTATTGATTTTACGCACTAACAAATTCGTTTAAGTATTTGATTAATATTTTTCATTCGTCCAAAAATATTATCTTTAGAATGTATATAATGGACAAGACTACTACAAATCCGTTAAAATTGGTTAAATTGAAGCGTTCGTTACTGACCTTTACGTCTAAGCACCAGTTAGTTGAAAATATTGTTAACCAAGTATCCCTCATAGGCGACCTTAATGCGTTAAAACGAGATTTAGAGTTCCTGTTATATATTTGCAGGTGTGTTGAGGCTGAAGGCTCTGACTACAAGGGGAAAGAGAAATTGGACAAAAAGGAAATCGTCAAATCTATTATCGTAAGGTTGTTCCCTGAACTAAATAACAACCAAGACCTTGATGCAATTGATAAGTCTGTTGAGTTTTTGCATTCCAATCACCGCATTAAGGGCGTATCCAGATTAGCCAAGGTTGCATCTTGCGTCGGTAGTTTTGTTGTGCGTAAATTCCTATGACTGTCTTATAATTTTTCTAAGAATTTAATATTAAACGAAATTGGAATGCCTAATTTGTTAGTTCAGCATAGTGTGTTGCTGATATTAAAAACGATTGGAATTAACTCACCCAAAGTTGTTTTATTGATACTAATGTTTATTTAGGTTATAATGTATGTAAATATTAAATGTTCATTTAATATATACAATAAATCTAAATACTTATACTATATAGTAAAAGCCAATAAGCCATTTTTTTTTCCTTAAATCAAAAGTTTTACTATGAGCGGGAAAAAAAATCAAAATCAAAAATCCAAAAAAATCAAAATCCCTATTTTAGAAAATAGTTTTGATTTAAGGGTGTCATTTTAGGCTTATTGGCTTTTGAATTACTTATCTTCAATTAATATATATGACCAGCAATTTTCAATTATTAGAATTTGCAAAAAAAAAGCATTTAGACAAAGTTAGCATTCTTTGTAAAGATGAACTAACAAAAGTTAAACTAAGACCAAATTTAAATTTTATCATTAATATGAGTGATGCTGACGATAGTAATGGAACTCACTGGACAGCACTTTATGTCAGTCACAACATGCAACCCTTTTACATGGACAGTTTTGGAGCACCGCCAGCGAAAGAGGTAATTAAATACTTAAAACCATTGAAACGCAAAATAGCATATTCTCAGTTTGCTATTCAGGATATAAAAAGTGACCAATGCGGAATATTTAGCCTTGCTTTTTTGCTGTATATGACTAAAAAACACACCGCCCAAGAAAGTTATACAGACACATTTGAGCGTTTTTTAAAACAGTTTGATTTACTAACCCAAGAAAATAATGACGCCAAATTAAAAACCCTTTATCGGAGTTTATAATATGAATATATAAAAAATTGACTTAAAGAAATAAGATTATATAGGATTATATAAGATGCCGAGAGTTGCTATGAATTACCAAAACACCATTATATACAAGATTGTCTGTAAAGATTTATCAATTACTGAGTGCTATGTAGGTTCAACAACAAATTTCACAAAAAGAAAATATCAACACAAGCATTCATGTAATAATGATAGTTCCAAAAGTTATCACGTTAATGTTTATGCATTTATAAGAGCAAATGGTAGTTGGGAAAATTGGTGTATGATTGAAGTTGAGAAGTTCCCGTGTGATAATATGCATGAAGCGTTAAAAAGAGAACGCTATTGGATTGAGACATTGAATGCAACTCTAAATAAAGTGTTGCCAACAAGAACTCAAAAAGAATATTTCAAATTGCACGCTGATAAAAAGAAAGATTACGACAAGCAATATAGAATTGATAACGCTGATAAAATGAAGGACAATAATAAAAAATATCGCCAAAATAACACTGACAAACGGGCAGAATATATGAAGCAATATCAAATTGACAACGCTGAAAAACTTAAAGAATATAAGAAGCAATATAGAGAAGCGAATGCCGAAAAACTTAAAGCACAGATGAAAGCATATAATCTTAAGCAAAAAGTATTTAAAACAGTTTGATTTAGCCGAGCAAAAAAATAACGACACCATCTTGAATAATTTGTATAAATCGTTATAATAAAATATTTAGATAATATAAATGGCTGATAATTCTGTTCCCAATATTTATAAGCATATACCCAAGAAATATATTAAGAAATACCATAATCCCCATTATGACGACCATATGCTGTCCCATCCAATGAGGTTAGTTTGTGTCGGCAGTTCTGGTGCTGGTAAAACGCAACTGGTAGTGCATATAATATCAAAAATGCGTAACACATTCACTAACATATATGTGTACACAAAAAATAAAGACGAACCAATCTATGAATGGTTACTAGACAAAATACCAAGTGGATTAACAATAAAAGAAGGTATTGACGAATTACCCACATTGTCCAAAGATAAAAATGGTGTTGTCAAAGGCTTTGAAAAACCCGACGAGCAAAGTCTTGTTATCTTTGACGATTTGGTTTTACTTAAAGACCAGTCAAAAATAGAGGAATTATTTATTAGAGGACGTAAAATAGCAGGTGGTATTAGTATAATGTATTTAACACAATCGTATTTCAAAGTTCCCAAGACCATTAGAATTAATTGCACTTACATCATCTTGAAAAAGTTAGCATCAACACGAGACCTAAATTTAATATTGAGTGATTATAACCTTGGTGTTAGTAAAGAGACACTTTTGGAAATATACAAATATTGCACACGTATTAAAGAAGAATTTCTATTGCTTGATTTAGATGCTGTACCTGAACAAAGGTTTCGTAGAAATCTGCTTGAGATTATAGACATAGATACATTCAATCCAAAAAAGCCAGCACCAATATCTTCTAAAAATCAAGTTAAGCCAATTGAGGACGTGAAACCAGTTGAGACTGAATTTAAGCAAGTCCCATTGGAAACTAAAGAAAGGGCAATCGTGCATCAAGTTGAGTATTAATATAAAAAACCGACTTAAAGAAACCAAAAAACAAGAAAAGATGAATATTGAAAAAATATAATCTTTAGTAAATGTATATAAATGCCGAATGCGTGGATTACTCACGTGAAGAATTATGCTTTACAAAATAATCTAAAATATAGTGATGCACTTAAAGACCCCGCTTGTAAAGCGAGTTATAAGACAGGTAGCGGTTTAACTCAATCCTCTGAACCAGTTGTACCTGAACTAAATTTTCCGCTAACTGGGAGACCACTACAACGCAGAAATAGAGGAGGTAGACGAATTAACCGTGTTAGTGCTGAGCCAATTGATGTTCCAGTTGCGGTTCAAGCACAAGCAGAAGAAATCCGTGGAGCAATTCCAGTCGCAACCCGTGTCCGAAGAAATGGTAGAGGTATAGCAAATATGACACGCTATGGAAAGCCAGGCACATTCTCACAAGATGATGTTGCACGAATAGACAAAAAGTTAAAAGAAAGGATTATCAAACCAGCCGTCCATTCGGTGACATATTAGTTTCCCCGCGGGGAATTTATACAAACTATAAGAAAATCAAATAAAATGATTAAAATTATATGAATTATAACATAATATTTATCTTATAATCCAATTATATTTAAGAAAATCATAATAGAATGTAATATAAAAGCTTTTATATTAAATTCCTAAGCATATTTCATAACATTATATAGAATATAAGATAAATATTAACTAATAATTCAGTTAATTTTATATTCCAGATAAATAATTGACTGGATGCACGATGACCCCATTACCTATTATCATATCGCCGTCTAATTTATTCAATTCATTTATCTTGTGAGCATTTACGGGGTCAAATATTTTAGAACGAATGGTTATTTCTTTGCCGTTGTTAGTTTGAAATGGGTTCAATCCTGATACAATATCATTAGATGCCCTTACATCAAATTGGTTATTGTTCTTACGGTTTGACTTTGGTCTTGTTACTTTGTTCAATGTTATTGTTTCGCGTCCTTTGTCTCCCAGTAGTTCTGCTTGAAGACCCCCTTGGCTGTGTCCTATTGTTGTGATACTATCCTTACCATATTTTTTGACAGCATTTTCTTGAACTGACTTGGCTTCTTTATATCGTGGGGTTTTTTTATAATACTTTTCACCCAGTAGTCCATATACAGCATTGTTTGCCCAATCGGTTATACCTGCTGTTCCTCTGTGAGCAACTACCGTGTGTCTTGTTTCAGGATTATAATAAACCTTTGACGTATTGGTTGATATTGAATTGTCTTTAACATATCCATTTATGTTGTCCGCTTTGTTGTCATACGATGCATTCAATAAATTCTTAAATTGAGATACTGATAATTTCCCCCCTTCCTTTTTGCGTGGCATCTATACTTTAAACTAACAAAATAAAACGCATTTGTTAGTTTAATTCTCTTATGATTTCGTCTCATAAATATACTTTAATACAAGCGTTATAAGTTTGTCTATG